CCAGTTTGCATGCCCTACCGCGGCAGTGATGGCGGCAGTGGTTGGTGCGGCAGCGTCATCAGCAGCAGCTGCAGCACCGGCTACCGGAACCATAGTTACAACGCCATTAGCCTCAGCGGCTACAACAGTGTAGATAATGTCCGGTTTGGCCTCGCTGAGTGGGCTTGCCGCATCGTGGGCAATGTCAAAGTCTGCCTGTGCGGCAAACTCTTTCAGAACATTGTTTACCTTCACCAGGCCGGCCGCGACGTCAACATTAAAGTCAAACGCACCGGCATCAGCATGGGTGGAGGCGTTCGTCGGAGCGCCAGCTAAAAGCCCGGCTTGAACACTATTACGCAAGAAGCTCGCCAGGGCATCCGCGTTTGTGATTACCCGCGGGGCTAGCTTAAACCAGATCACGTTGTTGCTATCTTTTGCAGAGGTCACCTGGCCTGCATAAAGAGCCGTAGCAGTGGTGGTCAGGTGCTTGTTGTTGCTGTCCCAATAGACATCCGCCCCTTTGGTGAAAGCCTCCCCAGTATTGATTTGGTCGGTTTCATACTCGGCATTCTCAATAGAAAGTGTCACCTCAGAAGTTTTCCCTTCACCGGTGGTAACACTCTCCATCGCAACCCCCAAAAAGCCGTCCAGGAGATAGAATTTGCCAGCAGTAATGGTGGTGCTCTCCGGCACAGTCACCTTAATCGATTTTCCGTCAGAGATTTTCCCGTAACCAAGATATACAGCAGTTGCGGGAGTAGGTTGTCCAGTCCAAGTCAATTTAATACACCTCCACATTAAATTAAGGCTATAAGCCTTTGTTTGCTTTTGTTAGATGCTGGATGTCCGCTTCTTCACCACGCCGGAGCCACTACCGCTATAATCCCCGATGACTGGCGGGAAGTCCGTGTGGAACCTGCTGATGGCGGTCTTGATGGTTTCATCCGCCAGCAGTTTGTCAATCTCACCAGCGATTTGCTCTTTGGTAGCATCTTCCGGAACCTGGAGCATCTTCTTGACCAGCGCCTGGGCTATTTCCCCGGCAACCTTCTCCTTGATGACCTCATTCATCGTCTTTTCCCAGTCCGCCCGGGCCTTCTCGTCGAGGGCCTTTTTGGCATCCTCAGCAGCCTTAACTACATCCATTTCCCCGGAGATATCCAGGGCGTGCCTTACCTTATCCAGGGTCTCAAAGGCTCCCGCAATCACTTCAACCGGCTTGTCCCCAGAGACCGTTTTCCTAATTTCCTCCATCGTAGACATTTCCCCGGTGACCTTGTTCACCCAGTCAGGATCAAGGATCTTAGCCAATTGTTCCGCTGTCCATCCCATCTCACCACAGATTTGTTGCACCGTCACTTCACCGCTTTGTAGCATTGCTTTAAGTTTAGAAACATATTCCTTCCAAGACATTTCTGCTATAACACCTCCGTTTTTAATAATCTCATCCAGCTCCGGCATCTCCCCGATATCCACCACGAATGTAGGCATCCCGGAGCGATTCAGTGGGGTCCAGTCGATGGATAACGGCTTGTAATCCACTACGTCGTATTCCCCATTCACCCGCTGAAGCTTTGGCGCCCCAAAAATACTCACCTGGCGGATGGTATGGGCCTTGATCCACCTCTTTAGGTCCGCTGCCGCCTTATCTACCACCCCCCGGAAGTATGCCTTGCCATCTTTCCAGAGAGCACCTACCCAATGCGTCACCGGTGTCGGAAACTGGTGGTCCACATCTTCTGGCTTTTGATGTCCTAGAAATCCAGGCAACCCTTGACTCATCACTTCTCCAACAATCTTCTGCAAAGCTTCCGGCCTATAGTTCCAGCCCCGTTTTGACTTGCCGGCAGGAATCTCAACCACAACCTCCATCGGCTCCGAGTCTCCAGCTTTCAGCGCCTGCAGGTCAGCCCAGGGAGCTAATGGAACATCATCCACTCTCATTTCTCCAGATAAAACTGCTTGAACTGAGCTCATCTCTCCGCTGACACCTGTAAGCGATTCAGGCGGCTCCATTTCTAGCTCTCTATAATGCCTCAATAGATGCCTCCTCACCTGAGCCTTTTGCTCTGAGATTAGATTAGGTTCACTTCTAGCTCCTGCCAATGCGGCGGCCGCGGCTATGAGACCTGCTCTGTTGAGAACAATGGAGCCATCATCTCGGATTTCGTGATGAGGTCCCCAGCAATCCTCTTGAGTGAGCTCTTCGTTGATTTCAGCCTTGACCGCTGCATAAACTTCCCGTATGGCTGAGGCGACACCTTCTGCACCTTCTTGGAGACCTTGTTTAAGCATTCGCCATATCCGGGATTTATCTACGCCACCCCAATCAGAATTGCTAACAGAATTTGTAATTTTAAACTTCATTGATATCTCTTCACCTCCTTCCCAATTATCAAAGCAAAACGCCTTGGCTTTCACCTCAGCGCTTGTTAACATACTGTCCTGTTTTTAAGTCCCGCACCACCAGCTTTTGGTGTCCACTATGCACCTCAATCCTTTTTGCTGGCGGATTTTTCTTTATCTGAATCTTTTGGTTTTGACTTTCCACCGTCAATCACCCCAAACTTATCGTAGGCTAAATCACGCTTGATCTTCCTCGGTCGGCTCTACCGGGAAACCTATGCCGATACCGTAAGTCATTTAATCCCCTCGCTTTAGTTGCTCCTTTGGAGGTCAATTACAATCATAGGTTGCTTACCAATCTCCTCCACACCAATACTCATTACCTTGAACTTCCCACTTACTATAACTTCCTCTTGTTGCTTGTAAGGACTTATGCTTGTAACGTCTAATCCAGTCTCGTTCTTGAGCCTGTAGACTGTACGTTGCGTGATATCCTTACCACCAACGAAAGGTAAATTCTTGTCTTTCCCTTGAGCAGCCTTCGCAATGAATTTCCCACTTTTGGAAGTACTTCTCAAGCCCCATACCAACTCTTGACCTAGTTCAAGCGGACTCTTCACTACAAGGTTGTCTGAGTCAATTTCGAAACCTTCAAGGTTCACAATCCTAAACAGTTCCGTAAACCTTTGCGTTGAAGCGTTCACGGCATTGAATAGCATCTCTCCAGCCTTTGAAAAAGCTTTCTCCTTTGGAGTCCCTTTCAAGTAGGCATCTGCTTGGGCGTTGAAATTCTTGTACGCTCCAGTGGTATACCTCTTGATAATTCCTTTCAGTTCTTCAGTCATCTCTACTGGACTTACAGTATCGACAGCTCCTGGCGTAGCTGCTACGGGCTTCTTCTCTGGTTTAGCTTCTGGCTTCGTAACAGGAACACTCGCCTTCGGCTTTGGAACTACCTTTCCTAGATAGTGTGATTGATACCACTTTTCCAATTCTGGTTCACTAGTTGGATCATCCCGCCATTTTTTCAGTCTTTGCACAAATTTCTCCGGATCCTCATGCACCGGCACCAGAGCGCATAGACAGTTCGGATGCGCCGGGAATGGGGGCTCATTTCCCGGGGAATAAACTCCGCGGCCGAGGCCTTCGTCGTGTTCGGCCAGGGTGTCGCATATATCGACCACCGGATGACTGTGCGAAAGCACCCACTTCATCCCTTGATAACTGGGACTAACCTGTGCGGCTGCTATTGTCCCTTCTCCAAAGGCCGCCGTCATCTCCGTCCTGGCCAGGCGCAGGGCCTCGTAACTGATGTCCCCAGGAATTCGCCCCTTCATGCGTTCCATCATGTTGGGATAATTGGCAGCCAACGTACTCTTCCCTTGTCTGACATACTGCTGCAGCATTCTGGCCGTCTTTACAGCATCCTGCCCAGTGGCCACGGCTTCCTGGATAATGTCCCGCATGGTGTTGCGGAAGTTCTCCCCCTGCTGCCATATGCGGTCCGACAGGAACAGTCCTTTCTTGGTCCGTGCCCAGCAAGCCTCCACTGCCTGGCGGTTTACCGTGGCGAACATTGTCCGAAGTCCTGTGATATCCATGCCAGCTTTCTTAAACAGGTCTAGTACAATAACTTGACTGTATCCTCCGCCAGCTTCAACTGCCTGTTCAATGTACTGTTCAAAAGCTTTAGTAAGATTGCCAGTTAATCGGTCCGCTTCTGTCCGAAGCGCCGCTTCAAGTTCCTCTAATTGCCGCTTTCTGAGATAACTTGATGGTGTTTTTAAAACACGTTTTCGCAACTCCTTTGACACTCTATCTGCGGCTCGAATATAAAGACCTCGTATTTCGGGGTCTTGGCGTAGTCTTAACTCTATATACTTTTTCCGGGCCTCTAGCGCCCATTTGCGATAAGCACCGGCAGTGTCTTTGATTTCGTCTATTTCACGGGGCATCAGTCTTCAAGCTCCCTTTCAATCTCCTGCCCCTGCTCTTCCAACCCTTCTCCATCCTCCAACCGGCGGCGCATGATCCAGCTCTTAATTATGCGCTCTCTTTCTCCCGGTATGGTTGGATCATCGGTAGCGTATTCCTGCATGGTGTCAATGTACTGCTGCAATAAGTTTACAGCCGCATCAAGACTGATAAAACCTCCAAACAAGGCCGTGTTAAGTGCATTCACCAAGGTATTGATGGTGTCGGCATACTCTTTTTCATCCCGCTCGATAACCGCATCCCAGGTGATTCCTACTTCGTAGCTCTCAAACTTTTTGCCAGTCTTTTTGCTATGCATAACTAGCAGCATCCGGGCTAAAGTCTGCCAGTTCTCTGTCACCATTTCACGTTTTCTCGCTACCCTGCGAATGAGCATGGGCATCTGTTCTTTTACGCTGGCATGACTGCTGGGAGTGTGTACCCCGAAGGCAAATTCCGGAACCTCGGAAACGTCAACAATGCAATAAAAAAGAAGCTTCAGTAAAGCTTCTGCATCACCAATTGCTGACTGAGCTTCAATAAAGCTGGCGTCGTCTTCATCCGTGAAGATGAGTAACTCATGGCCTTTTAAGTCAATGTTTGCCTGTTCGCCCCTCTGTACTGCCTTAAGAGCTTCCGGGAAGTTGTTTTGCAAAAAAGCTTGTACATCCCTGAGCTTCAGCTTCAGCCTTGGTGTACTGTGCATCTTGCTCCCTTGCATGGCATGGAGCATAACGTCATGGTACACCTTTAAGTAAGGCTCTATCGACTCAAGTTCGCTAGTTCCGTATAGTTCCGTTTCCTCTGGCTCGTTCCTGAAGTGAATTATCGGAATAAACCCCCAAGAGTTGGGCCGTATTTCACTAGTCAGACCTTCCGGAGCGTCACCCTCAACTTTCAGTACAACCCTGTCGGTAGTAAACTTCTGCAACACGGTATATTCTTTTTCCTGTCCTTCTTCGTCCTTCCACTTTGTCCGCGCTTTAATCGTATATGCCTTTGGCCTCCTGGTAATCGGGTCAACCTCAATATCCGCTACCTGCTCTGGCGGAATGATAATAAAGTCAATCTTGTTTTCTTCATCTGGATAAAGCGGGTCATCGTTCTCCAGGTTGGCCAGCATCACAAAACAGTCACCATCCCGCAGGCATAGCTGATGCACCCTTTGCATTCGGCTAACCCAACGGCTTATATGCTCGTCCAGGACTTCCTGACCCTCTTCGTCCTGACAACGAAAACGGGGTACACCCATGAATCCAGCCAGAGTGTTTATGATAGGCTTGGCAAACCCAGCACCCAGCTTGTAATCATCATGGGTGTTGTGATACAACTGCCGGGCCAGTTCATAGTCAACCCGGCTACTATTCAACACATATGGCACGTTCCAGTGGCCGCCAATAAGGCTGCCAAATTTGCCGAAAATACCCTGCCTTAATTTCGATATTTCACCAACGGTTTTTTTAAGCCATCCTTGTTTAGCCATATAATTTCGCACCTCTCAGTAGCCCTACTCCGTGCATGTTATACCCAACCATATCATCTTCCAATGCGTACCTTACAGCGTCAATGGAATGGTTATCCTTATCTGGGAATTTGTCTTTGACCATTCCACTTCTGTCCGTTTCCAACGAGTAATTGATAAATTCCTTTGCGGCTAATGGACAACACTGAGGGTCAATGATAATAGCCTCAAGGTCTTGCAACCATTTGATTCCGAATTCTACTGAACCCGGGCCTTTCTTCGCAGCGGCTACCCTGATGCCATAGCTTCTCAACTCATCAATTGATTTCGGTTCTGCACTATCTGCGACGGTGATTACATCGTTGTATTTTTGAATTTTCATCCATAATAAACGATTGGACAAGTTCAATCCAGCAACTTCTGCAAATAAATATAACCGACGTCTTGTACTATCATAATGTAAACGCTCAAAGCAAGCCGGGTGAGCTGCATAACCAAAGTCCAATCCCTGACGTATTCGGTCAAACCGCGCAATTTGTTCATCGGTAATGGTTTCAATTTGTACATTGGTGAATACTTCCAAGCCTGTTCCGGTTTCTTCTCCAAGATATTCATGTCTGTATGCAAGCTCATTCGTCCGCTTTAAATGTCGTGCATCAGCTAAAAATCTTTCGCCCAACCAATGCTGGGGTACGCCCAAGTATGTTGAATGATGAACTCGTTTTCCCGGTTTCGGTATTTTCGCCTCTTGGTTCACCCATGAACGGGATGATTTTGGAGGGTTGTATGAGAAGAATACTACCCGCTTTTGGTCTCCGCCTCGGAATACTGATTGCAAGATATTCCGTATTTCGTCCATACTACCGAATTGGTCAAGCTCTTCAAACCATGCATACTTGATATATCCTTTACCGATATTGATTGATTTCAACTTCGAGGGCTTGTCTGCTCCACGAAAGATAATCCGTTGCCCTGTAGGAAGGTAGACAATTTGCATAGGGCTAACTTGCACGTGGAACAGATGGCCAAGGTTCATTTTTGCGATAGTCCATTCAAACTGACCGATGACTGAATCCCGGAGTTCATTTTGATACCGCCGGAAAACTACTGCGTTTGCATCCGGGTCTCTTAACATTCCTAGAATTATTTCAATACTAATAAAAGTGGATTTGGTTGAACCGCGTCCACCTTTGAGCCAATATTCATCATACCGTTCCTCTTTTAGCTCCCTATGTAATTCATAAAAGGATGGGGCAATTAATTCCGAAAGCATGACATCTACCACCGGAGCCGTCATCATATGCATCATTCCTCGATTTCGCCATTGGTTCCCATTGCATCATCTTTTGAATCGCTTAGGTCATCCACTATCCTCACCACTGCATCGGCTGTTATATTCAACTTATCATTGAATAACCCTAAATGTTTACCAAGCAAATCCAATGCACGAATCTTATCATTCAACTTTATTTCCCGTTCAATTCCCATTCCGTTCTTAGACGGAATTCTTCTTACCCGGATAGAAGATATTGCAGCGGTATCTTCTCGTGTTGCACCGTTGTGTAATGATGCATCATATGAATTAACTACATCCGTTGGATTGATGAAGGCTATTTTTGCAAGCTCCTCAATCACCCTATCCTGAGTTACCTTAGTCCTTTGTTCCCGCTCATACATAGCTAACTCAATGGCTTGCTTCACCTTGGGATTTTTTAATAAGCAATGCGCCTGAAATTCCGCATTCTTTACGCTATATCCAGCCCTTATCGACGCTTGCGTTGCATTGAGGTCAATTAAATATTCTTGCACGAATAGGCGTTGTTTTGGAGTGAGTTTTAAACTATCCAATACGGATTTTGAAGGCATAGGGAGTAATGTTTTTGGTTTCCTAGTTGATTTTTTCTTTGCATCGTCGCTATCAAACTTGGTCCGAGTGAAGCCTTTCTTTTTCTTTTTCGAGGACATAACTGTTCCACCTCAATAAGATTACCTACCCAATGCAGTGAGCCAAAAAATAATGCCTAAATCGAGATTATTTATATACAATGGTTGCCTTCTTTTCATCAATGATAAGATTAGTTGCATTGTATGGGGTAAGGTCGAGTGCATCGAAAACGTTCCTCCGGCTCAATCGTTCTTCTTTTTTTCTTCGTTGCCCGAGTTCTCGAAGTTTCCTCCGAAAGCCTTTTTTGTCAAAATTTCCGCTTTCATCAATAAATTCCTTTAAATTGGCCAAAAGAGTCCCCTCCCGATAGCTGGCACAGCTTTTTAAGCCTTTTAAGCCGTCGAATCAGCCATGGTGGTTAAAAGCCGATCCAAAAGATTTTCTGTTAATAATTATACCGAAAACTGTCCAGCCAAGTCAAGTTTTTTTTTTGAAAAAAATTTGCCAATATCATGCATATCAAGTGCCATACTTCCTCCCCTCCCGCAACTGAACTTCCAGGGTAAAACCAGTCATCTATTCCCAATTAAATTTGCCACAGCTGACGCAACCCAGTACCCCGCCCATGCAAAGTATGCTGTAATGACTGCTAAAATAGGCGTTGAAAGCTGCCATCTTATTATGTATAACACAAATCTTTTCACCTAGTCGTTACCTCCTCTCCTGACAGACATCAAAGTTGTTTACACAAAC